TCTTTAACTCTGGAGTCTGTACTGTTCCAGAGTCCGGGATCGAGATCGACGCATCGTTTAATCCACGGAGCATCATCCCTTCCAAGCTGCACGAACTCAAGAATATCGGGGTGATTAATATCAAGATGGGCAACAATAGCCCCGTTCTTGTAATGTCCCCCCCTGCGAAGTGTTTCATTTAATACTGAGTAGATTTTTGCAAATGAGACTGGACCACTAGCTGTTAAGCCTTTGCCATTCTCGTGACCTTTCGGCCTGAGTTTTGATAGGTGTACTGCACACCCTGCCCCATGCCTCAATGCATGAGAAGCAAATCTCCAGCTAGCCTCTATGCCCTCTGGACCCTCCATGGAATCCTCGACGACAAATACAGTACAGCTCACTGGAAGTCTTGATTCTGGGTTATCCAGCCATTGCTGGACCCGACCAGTGCGGGAGATAAGTTCTGCGGTCATTAAACTATGTCTATTAAAGTTGGTGGTTTATAGTTTGGTCCCTTTAGAACCTTGCCATCTTCTCGATATATTGGTTTACCGTCCTCATCGAGCTTGGACATATTACTTTCATGTACTCTATTTAAGGCTTCATCAAGAAACCAACCCATATTTTCAGCGTATTGGTAGCATACATAAACTAGATCAGCTAGTTCTTTTAAACATTCTTCCTGAACATTCTTCCCATGTTTAAATAGGAAACCATCAGCTTCTAAGAATTCTTTGAACTCTTCAACAATCAGATTTCTCTGATATGATGTAGTCTGCCGAGTTCTTTAGTTTGTACTTCGAACGGAATTCCTTGGCTTGCTCGGAAATAAACGTCTTTTTCATGGTGGAGTTCGTTCTCTAGGTAGTGAATTGCTTTTTCTAAGTCTTGTATCTTGCTATCCTTATAACCTGCCCTGCAGATATATTTAATAGCATTTCCGAGGTGGAAGTTTAGTTCCTGTTGTCTAACAAAATCCCAAACATCGATAGTTCCTCGTTGATAATAGGTGGGACCTTTGGCCATTTGTCAACTAAATTGGTGATTGAATTTGATAATACAAAATTCTGATGTTG